GTTGAACTGATGCAATTGGCTCTTCACATCTTTCGAAGGAAGCATCTTTTGCAATTTGATGTGACTGTCGTCATACGTTACATTGTGCATGACGGGCGAGAGATCCTCGATCATCAAAGCAGCGCCTTGTACTAACTGACCTGGGGCAGCATTGTAACTACCTGCCTCAAGTGCTTTCATAAGTGATTGTAATTGTTCAATCATATTATTTCTCCTGGGTTACATTCACTGCTTATTTGAGCAGGTGACTGATACTGTTTAAACTTCCACCGTCAAGGTAGAACTTGTTGATTAGATCTCGATCTGACTTTTCGAGTTTTGGGTCCTGGGACTTTGCAAGAAGCTTTGCTTCGATTTCGCTCTTGGTAAGGGTCTTTTCTTCCGAAGCGCCTTCGCCTTTTGCGATGACATCTAAGGTCGTAATTGCCTTACCTTGAGGTGCAACTTTCTTCTCAACCAATTTGGTCAAAAAGGCAGATACAGCATCTAAGCTCTTTTGCAGATTTTCCACTTTCGCGTTTGCCTGAGCTGTTTCTGCTTTCGCCAACTCAAGTTCCGTATTTTCAGACTTTTCCATTTGGACTCCTTCTACTTTACTTGCAGGCGATTTTGCGCCAGGCACGGAATGAGGAACAGTTTCTTTCGAAATTTGTCCGCCATTAGCCTTATCGTGCGAGGTGATCTCGGCTTTCCCAAATGCTGGGGCAGCGGGTGCTGCTGGGGCCATCGGTGCTGCTTCCGCAGGACTGTCGCCACATTTTCCCATGCCTTGAGCGTCGAGAGCAGCCCTACAAGCATCGTGATGAGCCATCAGCTCAGCTTTGCTCATAGACATATACATTTTCTGCATATGCGCTAGGTCTTCCGCATCATAATCATGACCTTCTGCGCCAGGAGCAGCCGCTTGCGCGTCTGCTGGAGGAGCCGCTTCGCCTGGAGCAGCAGTAGGGGCTTCAGCAGCGGGTGCTGGAGCTTCCTTGCCTTCTGCGGCAGGAGGAGCTTCACCTTCAGGCTTCTTTTCGCCTGATGGAGCTTCGGGTGCTTTTTCTTCTTTACCGGCTTCTTTTTTCTCAGGCGGTTTCTTCCCGCCGTCTTCAGCTTTCGCTAAAGACACGCCAGTGGATTGGATTTCAGCCAAGTGAGCTGAGAATTCGGTCTCCACTGATTTGATGAGTTTTTCGAACTCTGTTTCGGTGTACATAGTATTCTCCTACGGACAGCCGATTAGACTTTCTTAGTTGGCCAGTAGATATCTTCCAAGTCCGCGATAGGTGCAGCAGCATTGACAGAAGCGGCTGTAACAGCGGTTCCGTTTGCAACTTGCTTAATTTGAGTGCGAACGCCAGTTTGTTCCGCTTCATACGTGCATGCAGCTAAGTCAGCAGCAGAAGGGATCGGTGCGCCAGCGCTGTTCAGTTCATAAGCGAGCTGAAGAACGTGTGGAGCGTAGGCATAAGTTTGGTTTCCGAAAACATCTTTCGAGACCATGTCTACGTTAGAAATTTCGATATAAATGACTGGGTTGGATTCAGAGACTACTCCGTTTTCGGAAATAATCAGGTATGGCCACACAGCGCCGTTGGCATCAGTGTAACTTGCTTGGGTGACGGTGTTTACGCTCGTTCCTGAGAATGCGAGGCGTTTCGACAGTTTGTCTGCCATGTCACGGATTAAAGCATTGGCTTTAGCGTTACTGTACATATTAAATTCTCCTAAGTTATCGTGTTATAACACTCGGGGAAACCATTCTGGATAACCCCTCGATATGATTGAATGATTAAGTCCCGACACTTTTTATTAACGATTTCAATAATTTACGCATGATTTTCTGCCATCCTCTTTTGTCAAGTACTTTCTAAAGGTAAGTCGATGAGCTCACAGAGTAATCTTTAGGACATGCAGAACAAGTGTACTTACATTGACGGTATCGCATCCTCGCAAGCTATTGATACGGCAGGTGAAATCGTAGATATTCTTGGCTTGGACTGTTCCAGTCTCCTTGGTGCAGCTTTCAATTGGGAGCACAAAAGCGATGTACCGGCCCAGATCGTAGGGAAGGTTCTGGACTATAAAAAGATTTTTTCCGCAGAAGACTGCGACACTGACCGCCAAAAGAAATATTGGAAAAAGGTCAATATGCCATTCCTGTACGTTATGGGCCGCTTGCTCGACGACAAAAAGGAATCAGCTAAAGAAGTTGCGGCTTTAATGCTCGACGATGCTCAGAATCCTCATGAACCACAAATGCTCGGGTTTTCTATCGAGGGAGCTAAAATCAATAAGGAAGGGATGACAATTACCCGTTCGATCGCACGTAAGGTGACGATCACGAATATGCCGGCAAATAAGACTTGCGTGGCTGAAATGGTACCATCGGCAAAAAGATCGGCAAAAAACGACCCAGAATCGCTCTTTAAGGGTGAAATAGAACTTTTCACGCCAAGCGATAAGTACTTAGAATTCCTATCTAAAAAGGAACAAGACATGGAAAAAGACGTAGGAACAGGCGGCGGCGCATTCATCGGCGATTCTCTCGCTATGGGCGAACTCGCAAAAAGCGCTCCAAGCTGGACACATACTGGCGGCGGGAACTTCTCGCACCCGGAACACGGCATCGTTTCTGTGGCTAAACAGCCTTCTGGCGAATTTCACGTTCGTCACAACGGCGCAATGGCCGGCCTCGGTGGCCAAAAAGGATCGTTCCCAACCGCAGCGGCAGCCGGCGCACACGCCGGAAATTATATGCGCGCAGTGGGACAAAAGAAAGTTTTAGCCCCTATTTCTCGTCCAAGCCCTACAACGTTTGGGAAGTCCCTAGAAGCGGGTTCGGGCATGGCGGCTCCTGGCGCTTTGACTCAGGGTGCAGCTCTGGGTAAAGAAGAGATCGACGGAAAGATGAAAAAAGCAGGTTTTGGCGGTGGCATTGGAATAATTTCCGGCGCAGTCTCAGGAAACGTGCCAAAAGGTAAGACGGCTGCGGTCGGCACTGCAATGAATACCGTTGTCGGTAAGAGTATGAAAAAAGATGTCGGCCTAGAAGGCGGCATGGGTACGATGGGACTCAGCGAAAAAACCAAGAGTACGTGGCTTGCTCGCGCAGAAGAAGCGTATAACACTTGGGAAAAACGTGAACATTTCGAAAATTTCATGAAGGCCAAAATGCCCCATCTGACCAAAGGTGAGATCAAAGCCATCGGCCAGACCTTGGCACTTAAAAAGTCTGTGGAAGCTGAAAAGACCATGTCCAAGATGTTTTCGAGTTATTTCGGGAAGTCAAAAAAATAGTATTTGTCACGGAAGACACACAGAGTCAGTCTTGATTCGGGGGGCCATGATAGGCCCCTTTTTTATTTGTTGACTTCTGTTTCGGTCTGCGATATAACCTTTAGTGTAAGGCAGGTCCGAAATCAAACCCTTGATATGATGTGGGTGCGAAGAGGATCTTAGTAAAGGAGCCTCTTATGCTATACTTAAACGGTCAACCGTTAGTTTCCCCTCAGCTTACCATTTTTCCAGACAAGACCAGCCAGGTTTGGAAACTTCCCACTTCTACATACGAATCAAATAGACACAATATATTTTGGGACTTCCAAAGCGAAGCCGAAATTATGCATCTTGCTCAATTGATGGATCTCCTAAATTCCATTCCAAATGGGCACACTACTCTTACGATCAAGTGTCTCCCTTACGCCAGACAAGATAAACGCGTAGAAAATAACGCCACATTCGCTTTGCGGACTTTTCTGAAAATTATCAACACGATGCATTTTCATAAAATAATCGTGACCGATCCACACAATTTTGATGCGTGCCGATTCGGCTGTCAATTTCAAGCTGTATATCCAGTGAAACTTCTTGAACAAGTTGCCCAGTCTATGGGCGATAACGTGATCCTGTGCTATCCTGATAAGGGCGCAGTGAGCAAATACGTCACAGTTTACGAATCCCTTTATCGTCCCCATATTTACGGGGAAAAAGTCCGCGACCAACTCACTGGAAACATCCTGAGTTATCAAGTCGTCGGCGAATGCGCTGGCAAAGATGTCCTGATTGTGGACGACATTTGCGACGGCGGAATGACTTTCAAAATTTTAGCCAAAGACCTATTGGCTGCGGGTGCGAAGAGCGTGGTGCTTTTCGTGACTCATGGGATCTTCTCAAAAGGACTTCAAACACTGAAGGACTCGGGAATCCAACGGATTTATACTCAAGATGGTGAAGCGAGTGAATCTGATGGTCAAATCATTTATAGGAAATTATAAAATGAAAAACTTAAGCGCAACGTTACTCTGTGATTTTTACAAACTTTCTCATCGTGCTATGTACCCAGAAGGTACGGAGCTCGTTTATTCTACCTGGACTCCCCGCGCCTCGCGCATGAATGGCGTCAACGAAGTGGTCGCCTTCGGCAATCAGGCTTTCGTGAAAGAGTTCTTGATCGAATTCTTCAACGAACATTTCTTTGGCCGTCCAAAAGCTGAAGTTGTGGCCGAATATACCCGATTCGTCAAACACACTTTAGGTGACCAAAACCCGCATGTGGCACATCTCGAAGCCCTGCATGATCTTGGCTACCTCCCACTTTTGATCAAAGCTGTACCGGAAGGAACCTTGGTTCCACTCAGAGTGCCTTGCTTGACCATCCAAAATACCGATAAGCGTTTCTTTTGGTTGACCAATTACATTGAAACTCTCATTTCCTGCGAATTGTGGGGAAGTTACACTGCGGCAACGATCGCTCATGAGTATCGCAAGATTCTCGATAAGGCTTCGATGCGCACGGTCGGCAACACTGAATTCGTTCAGTTCCAAGGTCATGATTTCTCGATGCGCGGAATGCTCGGACTTAAGGCTGCTATCAAAACTGGTATGGGCCACTTAACACGCTTCGCCGGAACCGACACCGCACCTTCTATTTTGGCTGTCGAAGAGTATTACAATGGAAATATTGAAAAAGAGTTGATTGGAACCTCCATTCCAGCCACCGAACACTCGATTCAATGCTCTTACGGCGATGACATGGCATATCTTGAAAATATGATGTGTCGAGTTCACCCTTCAGGCTTTGTCTCCATCGTTTCCGATGGTTACGACTTCTGGGACGTAGTCACCCGCGTGATTCCAGCATTGAAAGAAAAGATCATGGCACGCGAAGGTCGCGTCGTGATTCGCCCGGATTCCGGCGATCCAGTGAAGATCGTTTGCGGTGATCCAGATGCTCCAAAGGGAAGTCCAGAATACAAAGGCGCAATTCAATGTCTTTGGGAAATTTTCGGCGGAACGACTACCGAAAAGGGCTTCCAGGTCCTAGATTCTCATATTGGGCTAATCTACGGAGATGCCATCACTCTCCGCCGCGCCGAAGAAATTTGCGAACGCCTTGAAAGCAAAGGTTTCGCTTCAATCAACGTGGTTTTCGGGATCGGTTCTTACACCTATCAGTACAATACCCGTGATACCTTCGGTTTTGCCATCAAATCGACAGCTTGCGTCATCAATGGTAAAGAGAAACAGATCTTCAAAGATCCTAAAACCGACGACGGTACGAAGAAGAGCCAAAAAGGCAAAGTCATCGTTTATCGCGACGGTACTGGAAAGATCGTCTACAAAGACGGATTTCCTCTCGATACAGAATTGAGTGCGGACCTCTTGCAACCAATTTTCAAAGATGGTAAGCTTCTCGTAGATGAGAAATTTTCAGACATCAGAGCGAGACTTCAAAAATCATAGAGGATCATTATGCGACCAAAATGCGGCCTGACAGATTGTAATTTACCCCATTACGCAAAAGGATACTGTCAGGCACATTACAATAGGATGTGGTTTACTGGAAAAGTGACTGCAACTAAAGTTGGTCCTCCTATTTTCAAAAGAACGCGCGGTCTTTGCTCCCTCGAAGGATGTAGAAACAAGCATTATGCTAAGAAACTGTGTCAAGTACACTATCTCAAAGCGCGACTGGGCAGTATGGCTGGCGAAGATGATCCAAAGTGTACATTTCCTGGATGTAAGTTGATGCACGCTGCAAAAGGGTATTGTCAACCGCATTATATGGCTTTTCATAACGGTGCTTTTGCGAAAATGGTGAATTCAAATGGCTAAAGTGAAAGTCAAGGCTTATTTGGTGATTTCTCCTCAAGGCTCCCGAAGGCATTCTAGGGAGAATATATTCGTAGGCGGAGTAGCAAGCAGTTGTGCAAGCGAAATGGCCGGTGAGGAAGGTGGCTTCGTGGTCACTCTCGAAGGAGAGTATGACCAAGAGCAACTCGTGGAAATGTATCAGGATCAGGTTGCTCGCTGTAAGGAACGTATCGAACAAGAAACTGCTTGGGAACCACGTTTTCGCACATATCCGAAAAATGCTGAGCGTCAGACCAAGCATGTGGCTGAATTGATGCAAAGTTACTTGGCCGCAGAAAAAGAGCTCGAAGACATGAAAAAAGAGTTGCAAACGTAATTGGCTGTGATAGAGTATTAATTGTCAGGGTCGAATGGTAAGGGTTATTTTTTGGGAATAACACCCCTTGCCAACACATTATCTTGATACAACTTTAGGAGACTAAAATGAAGAATTATTCGAAAGCTGTCAGCGGTCCTACCCCACAAACGCAACCACTTTTCGGTCGTACCGATATGGTCAAAAACAATGCGGGCGGTTATGGATTTGAAGTTACTCCGCAAGATCGTCTTGAGCGATTCCTTTTGATCGGCTCTGAGGGCGGGACATACTACGTCAGCGAACAAAAATTGACCCAGGACAATGCCGCTTCGATTGTTACCTACATCAAAGCTGACGGATTGAAAGTAGTTTCAACCGTAGTCGATTATGCAACGAATCGCCGGGCTCCAAAAGCTGACGCAGGCCTTTTCGTCCTTGCACTTGCGGCGACTTATGGAAATGAAGCAACGAAAGTAGCCTCATATGCTGCAATTGCTAAGGTTTGCGGAACTTCTACTCAACTTTTCACGTTCCTTTCCAATGTTCAGAATCTTCGCGGATGGTCTCGCGGACTTCGTAATGGTGTCGCAAAGTTTTACACGAGTAAAAAACCAGTTCAAGTCGCTTATCAAATGGCGAAGTACCGCAATCGCGCAGGTTTCACCCACAAAGATGCCTTGCGCCTTTCTCATGCATCTTCCACTGATGAGAACATGAACTCTCTATTCGGCTATGCTGTAGGAAAAATCAAAGCCGAAGATTTGAAGCCTTGCTTGGTTAAAGTTTTCGAACAAGTTCAGACTTGTACGGACATAAATGCAGTAGTCAGTTTAATCACTGAATTTGATTTAACTTGGGAAATGATTCCAAATACGCTGACCAACAAACCAGAGATCCTCACGGCACTTTTGGCCAACATGCCATGTACAGCGCTTTTGCGTAACTTGAACCGTTTCTCCTACAATGGGATGACCAAGGGAAACACGGACACGGTTAAAACGATCGTTTCGAAGCTTAAGGACAAGGAATATATCAAGAAGGGCGGAGTACATCCCCTCAACCTGATCAACTCCATGCTCACTTATGCCGCTGGTCGCGGGACCTTGGGTGATAAGACCTGGGAACCAAATCAAAAGATCGTGGACGCATTGAACGATGCCTATGAATTCGCACTCGAAGCTTTAACTCCTACTGGGAAGAACATTCTCGTAGCAGTTGACATTTCGGGAAGCATGAACTCGCCAGTTGCCGGCATGCAAATGCGCGCATCCCAGATCGCAAACGTTTTAGCGGTCACTATTTTGAAAGCCGAAGAAGAAGCGGAGATGGTTTGGTTCGATACCAACTTGAGTTCCCCTAAACTCGGACGCCGAAGTAGCATTGATGAAGTCCTCCGCAACTCGCCTAATGGCGGCGGTACGGACTGCGCACAAGCATTTGTCCATGCTCTAAACACTAAGATCAAGTATGATGCCATCATCATTTTGACCGATAGTGAAACGTGGGCAGGTCAACAACACGGATTACAAGCTTTGAATGCTTATCGTCAAACTTATAATCGTGACGTGAAAGTGGTCGAAGTTGCAATGGTAGCAAATCCTTCTACGACTCTTCCAGTCGATGATAAAAATATCTTGCGCGTAGTCGGATTCGATGCTAGTGTTGTAGATGTGATTCAGAAGTTTATTAGTTAAGTTTTGATGGGTCGTAGATAATTGGTTATTCCTGCAACGAACGAAACCTGGGTTCGAATCCCAGCGATCACGCAAGTGATTGTCGTCTAGTGGCTTAGGACGCGAAAACCCAATTGTCACTTTTTATCCATCTTTTAAGTTTGCTTGGGTCGAACGGAAATTGGTTATCACTGCTAATGATCGCCGAAAGGCATTCCAATTCCACACATTATCCAAGTTTTTAGTTTTAGCGGGTCGTCGAGAGTGGGTTAATTCCAAGCTGCGGGTCGTGGGTTCGAGTCCCACTGTATCCCTCGGGGTATATAGCTCAGTCGGTAGAGCAGCAGCCTTCTATCCACTCTCACAAAAGTTATCTGCTATTTTAGTTTGATGGGTCGAATGAATACGGTTATGAAGGGTAACTCAGTGGTAGAGTCAGTCCCATTTTAGGGACTGGACGCAAGTTCGAATCTTGCCCCTCCAGCGCTCCGTTTCGAGCAAATTATCCATCTTTTTGTTTTAGTGGGTCGAATGAAGCCGGTTATCGCACACCAAAAAACTTCAGCGCGAAATCGCTGATTATAGTGCGACTCCCACCTTGTCGTGGGGTCTGTCGGTTTCAAACAAATTATCCACTTTTATTTTGGTTTTGGGCGGGTCGATTTCCCATAGGTTATTTTACTGAATAATACCTCCTATGGACAGTTAGCTTTATCACGCCCTAATCTTTTGGTTGTACGGGTCGAAGATTTTTGGTTAAATACATCACGAACGTCCCAGGAGGCGAAAGCCTTTATGAAAGGGACTAGCGCTGCCGGCGAATTGGCAGGGGGCATCTCCTTACTGATGCTAGTACAATGACCAACTAGAATGGTCAGGATGCGAGTGGCGTATTCCGCAGTAAACATAGCAAGTCCAATAAATGGCACGCAATTCTCGTTAAGAGAAGAGAGCGAGCTAGGGCGTCCGAAGGTCACCAATATATCTGTACAAACTTTTTACACTTGTGATATACTATGAATGGGCGGCCATGTACCAAGGTGGCGAGTTGCACTTGCACTGCGACTGTGTAGAGTTCAATTCTCTAGCTGTCCACCATTTTGGGAACCTAGTAGGCCGGTCGTAAGCGGTATTTCTCGTACAGCGGGCTAAAAACCCGGTCGCCAAGAGAACCCGTCCCCAACAAAGCAATCCTACGTGATCTCGGTAGGAGTTCGAAATGGCCGGGGGAAAAGAATAAGCACGGGTAAGAGCCTTCGAACGAGACTCCCGTTAAGTACCCCGGCAGAGATCGTTAAGGCTTGAAAAAGCGCTCGTGTACAACCGGCAGGTTGTCGAGATGAACCCAACCACCATTCAAATCTTCCATTCTCAGTCCCATCTCTTCGAGATGCGGTAGAATCATCGCCCTGATCTTTGCGCACCCTTCTGGACCTTCGTATCCAATCACATGGAAATCAACGGCGTGGCCGGTCCTGTGAGGGGATAGAGGAACGTGTTTAAGAGCCTTCTGTTCGGCAGTCAAACCAATCCACACTTGAGTTTCGTAAATGTAACGATTGTAATCCTGGCCGTCCCAAGGCGTGTTTGGACAAATAGCCGGGGCCGGACGTATCCAAGCATGAACATTAATCGAAATTTCCTTCCCGGTAATCTCCGCTAGTTTTGCGGAGATTGCGTCCATTTTCTCCGCAATCTGTAAAATGGCTTCTTTCTGGTCATCGGTCGGGTGATGGTAGGTATGCCAGCTATTCAAATAGGTGGCTTCTTTGACGGTAAAATGCTTGGAAATCTTACATTCTGGATTACTCCAGTCAACTATTGTTTCTGCATCATGCGGAGGAGGCGGAGGAGTTGCAGCCTTCGGAATTTCCATCGGTATCGGAATCGAAATGCTCACTTCCGGTCCATTCTTTCCAAAAAAAGAAACCAGGAATTTCACGACGCTATTTAAAATGCTTTCTCTGTCCATATTTATCCTTGCACTTTGGCGCGAAGCCAGGTAGTATATAGAAAAGATTGGCATGGGAGGCTCTATGAACGTAAAAGTCTGTAATCTAAGAGATAATAGCTTCGGCTCCGACTTCAGAAAATCCGTAATGGATACTGGATTCGCCGTTGTGACCCATCATGGTATCGATAAAACTTTCATCCGCGACACCCAAGATGCTTGGCGCGAGTTTTTTCTGAGTGATCTATCGCGAAAAGTTGACTTCATTGATCAGGTAGATTCCAATCTCGGCTACAAGGGATTCAAAAGCGAGAAAGCTGTTGGAGCCAAAAAGGCAGACTTGAAAGAATTTTTCCACTACAAGCCCGGCGGCAAACTCCCCGCAGAAGTGTCGTCATTGAACGCAATCATGTTCGAGCGCCTAAACGACATTGGAATTCAGATCCTTCGAGATCTGGAATGGAACAAATGCTGCGAGAACAGTGACAATACCATTCTTCGCACGCTTTACTATCCAGCTATGGATTTCGCCGCAGAGCCGGGCAGCGTTCGCGCCGCCGCTCACGAAGACATTAATTTCATCACTCTTTTGGTCGCGGCAAGCGCAGCCGGCCTACAGGTCTTAGATACGAAAGGAAAATGGCACGATGTACCTCATGAAGAAAATTCTATTGTCGTTAATATTGGTGATATGCTTCAGCTTGCTTCTCGCGGTATTTACAAATCTACTACGCACCGTGTTGTCAACCCTACTGATAGCAAGTCTGATCGGATTTCCATGCCTCTTTTTGTACACCCGCACTCAGATACGCTCCTTTCTGATGGGTTCACGGCGGGGGAATTCTTAGCACAACGGATCGCGGAAATTTATCAGAAAACGAAGTAAACATGAAGCTGAAACTTCATTTCGGACTCGGAGAGCCCGCAAGGGAGATCAACTGGTATCAGAGCGAGATCAGAAACTTTCCCTATTTGGTGACTTTCAAGGGTAAAAAGTATGAATTCGTTTTGTATGATGAGGATAAAACGAATAAAGTTGACTATCTGTGTCACTTTTCGGAAATGAGAAGTCATGATCCAAATTTTTACGCCACCACGTATTATGATCTGGACTATTTGGTTTTTGGAACTGGTTTGCAATGCCAATGTGGAGCGATTTACACCGACTTCCCTTGGGATCATATGAAAATGTGTCCGAAATGGATACCATGGAGTCAATTAAGATGAGAACTTTACCTATACTTTATAAAAAGAACAGCACAGGATCTATCCAACAGTGGGCCATTGAAGTGAGCCATCGTAGTACAGTCAGTGGCAGGTGACCACCGATACAATTTCAAAAGGTAAGAATGTCGGTAAGAAAAATGAGACCACCGCCTTCGAACAAGCTTACGCGGAAGCTCAGGCTAAATGGGAAAAACAGAAAAAGAAAGGCTATGTGGATAGTCTGGAAGCGGCGCAAAAAGGCGAGCTCGATGCCGTGATTGAGGGCGGCCTTCTACCCATGCTCGCACACAAATTTGCCGACCAAGCCCACAAGATCAAGTATCCAGCCTATGTTCAACCAAAACTCGACGGAATCCGATGCATAGCCATTCTGAAGGGCGGCAAGTGTACTCTTTGGTCGCGGACCCGCAAATTGATTACCGGCGTACCTCATATATCTGCGGCCATCGAGAAAGCACTTGGCGAGCACGACATCATTTTGGACGGCGAACTTTATAACCATGAGTTCAAAAAGGATTTCGAAAAGATCGTATCGTTCGTTAGGCAGGAAACGCCTCAAGAAGGTTCCGAAATCGTTCAATACCATGTTTACGACTTGCCTTCGGATCAACCCTTTTCTAAGCGTGCGGAAAAACTGCGTTACATGAAGAGTAGTTGGTTCAAGGGAGAGGTAATCAAGGTCGAGACTGTCCAAATAGAAGACGAGGCTGAAGCCGTCAACTGGTTCAACATTTGGCGGGAACAGGGATACGAAGGAGCTATGATCCGAAATGCGAATGGCCTATATGTGAACAAAAGGTCCTATGACCTTCAAAAGATTAAGGAATTTGATGATGCAGAATTCGATATCATTGGGATTGATGAAGGCAGGGGAAAACTCCAAGGACACGTCGGCGCTTTTCTGTGTCGTACAGGTGATGGGAAAAGCTTTCTCGCTAAAATGTCAGGTGATACGGCCAACCTCAAAACTTACTTCACTGACCATAAGCTTTGGGAAGGTAAGCGACTCACCGTCAAATATCAGGGTCTCACGGGAGCCAATGGAGTTCCCAGATTTCCGGTAGGTGTTGCAATTCGAGATTACGAGTGATATAATTCATATAGCGGAGTGACTGGAGAGGTTCCAGCAGTGGCTCATAACCATTACAAATGCAAGTTCGAGTCTTGCCTCCGCTACCAATTTTGGAGACTATATGACAAATGAGAAACTGATTCAAGAAAATGAACGTCTTAAAAGACTGTGCAGGTTTCAATTTCTCACTCTTGGATTCTACAGAACAAAGTGGAATTACAATGAAGGAAACACTTCTTATTCAGGAATCATGTTTGACGGCGGTAGAGAAGCCACCGAAGCAAATGAAATGGCGAAAAAGTTGGGTTTTACGGCAGACGAGATCTGTTCTTGGAAAGGTCCTCTTCTCTGCTCTAATTGCGAAGGTTCTCTTGAGCATGAAAATTGCTATCCATGCAAATGTGAAAAGCCAGAAATTGCCGGCATGGATATGAAACCTTTTAGGAAGTGGTGATTTACGGAAAAGATATATCTAACAGCATTTTTCAAGTTTGACGAAAAAGGGCCGGATTACGGATTTAAGCGCCTTGAACTTCAGCACATTTGGAAAACTGAAAAAGAGGCCAGAGAGCACATTTCATTCTGCGACGAAGCCGGATGGTTCGAAGGTGTTGTGATCGAAGAGTGCGAGTTTGGCTGGGGCATGTACAAAAGCAAACGCTTTTGGCTCATGCAGGAATCAGACGGTTCTTTGAAAGAAATCCCAGAGCCTCAATTTTACAATGACGTAGCACGCATTGTAGGAGTGCAATAGTTATTTCTGTTTCGAGTAGGCGTTGTAGCCCTGGTCTTTGAACTCAAGATACCCGTTCTGATTAAAGCCGAAGCCTTTTGCAAGGTAAGTGAGTGTGCAACGGCAGTGCGGATGCAATCCGAAAGCTGAAGCGCTGTCTTCGCCGCGTTTATGATATCCCTGTTTCAATTGGCTGAACTTCCAAAGTCTTGGAGTCACCATGTCCGGCATCAAATGCAAGCGAATGCATTCCTTGCAGGTCGTATCATCTTTGATAACCACAAAAAATACTGTAGGATCGCTGTCACCAATGTCGGCGGCGACTCGGGAAATGTCCATCATCGAACCAAGATTGCGCAGTTTCGTGCTTTCCGACTCGGCAATGGCAAGCATGTGAGAGCGGGCTTTCTGCATCTCTTCTGCGATTGCAGCTTGCACGTCAGTTTGACTCATTTTGGTATTCTTTAAAGTTGCTTCGCGCGAGAGCCCGTCAATGCGTTCAGTAATGTTCGCACGAGTCTTATTTTTCAGTGCTTCTATGTATCCGTGGGAGCTCTCAAGTAAACTCTTCAAAACGTCGCGTTCTAGCTCATTTGGAGTCTTATTACCCATCGCTTGAATGAACAAGTGAGCAAGCCCCATGTGAGGATCGCTGGTAATGACGAGGTTTTTGCCTCTCAGTTTTGGTATGTTGCCAATGAATTGTAATGCGATACGATCGAAGAGATCTTCAACGGCCCCATTGAGAGCTTCTTTGACGGTGGACGATAAACCGAACACGGCTTACTCCTTTGTCAAGTCTGCCAGAATAGTCTTGATGTCGGCTGAGGTACGCTTTTCTTCCGCTTCCATTTTGGTCATGACATCATTGACAATGCTATGTTGGAGGGAGACTGCGGCTTTTGCGTTGGAATTTAAATTGATCGAAGCCTGCCTGCTCAGTTTGAATGCTGGCTTGTGAAGAGCTTTTGCGATGCCTTTGATGGCTTCTGCGGACTTCTTCAAATCAGCTTGCTCTTTCCAACTCTTCTGAAGATCGCGGAGATCTTTTAAGCTCTTTGCAAATTCTTTAGGGTCCAACGTTTCAGACTTTTGAATCATGCTCTCAAGCTTTGAGATGTGCTGATCCAGTTCTGAACCACCTTGGGCTGGGTCCGCGCCTGGCGCACCTGGCTGACTTTGATCCGCTTGTGGATCACCGCCGGGTTGTCCAGGTTGTCCTGGTTGACCGGGCTGTTGCTGACCGCCCATTGCAGCCTGTTGCATCGCTTGCGCGTCTGCTTGATCTTGCTGCATTTGGTTTTGCTGTTGTTGCTGGCCACCTTGTTCGAATCCAAGACGAAATGCCGTATCGAGGTCGCCCATGTATTTGGAACGGAGTTCCATGTACTTACTTTTCCAATTGATTTCTGCTGACATATTTAATCCTTATTTGCTGAAGTCGATTTTAGATAAGAGGTAGGCAATAAATCCGAAAAAGGCCGTAACTCCAAGGCAACAAATAGCAAAATATTTTACGAATGTGAAAAAGCCCATATTAATTCTCATCCTCATCTAATGAATCTTCTACGCACATTTTAAGCTGCTCGAACGCGAATGGTCTGGGAGCCAAATAGGCTTGAACAGATGTGGGATTGACTTCAGCCATGAGCTGGAGCCATTGTAAATGGAAAGGGTCACGCTTATATCTAAGAAGGGGATCAACGTATGCACCGTTATCTCCAAAAAAGTCACCCATGATCTCGCCAACATTCTTGTACTTATCAAGAATGAGCTGCCAGCGTTCGTTGAACGGAAATTCTCCGCCCATATTTCTGCCGACTGGTTCTTTGTCCACTTCATGAAGTACTTCGTTGTACGTCATGTGTGTAGGCATGTCTTGCTGGAGGCGAGTGCTTTCTTGTTCTTTGGACTGAGCGTCGATACCGCTGAAACTTACTTCGCAGATTTTACTGAGAAGAGGGTCCATGATTGGGAACAGAATTTCGTTAAAAAAGGTCTGGAACTTTAGAATAAGTGGACGAAGGCCAGTATCGCGCGCCGCAGTAAGTTTGAATTCATTATTGCTCTCAGACAGAGTTTGAGAATTTGTACCTTTAGATAAATGAGAATACCCAGGAAGCTCATCAGGAGACATGCTAAAAGCAGACATGATATTTCGAGCAATCTGATCATACATGAACTGAAAGTCGCCATCATGGAGACCTTCGCCCGTGAACGGGAGCCATTCGACCGCATCTTTGATACCCATCCCGAAAATCGGGGTTCTGAAGGAGTTTGAAACGTTGTTGATCGAAGCATTGAACTGAAGCTTGATGCCATCCATGACACCTTGATCAACTTCGTCGGATTTAATGATCAACATCCCTTTCGAGGCGCGACCATTTTGGAAGTAAAGTTTCTTATATGCATCGATCGAGATGTGCGTCGTAACGCTGGAAATGATTGTATCGAGAGGTGATACAGGGTAACCATTCATTTCGATGTCAGTGCAAGGGAAGAGATTGAAGACCAACATTTCATCATGAGTGAATGCTTGACGAGGAGTACCGTCGATGACTTGGAGCCAAGCGTAACGATCTTCTTTCAATTTCTGGATATTAATATTTGGCTTGTCACCCGTGATGCTCTCAAGCATGCGCATTGCGATTTCGCGGAGGTTGTTCCCGACGTATTCGCCTTTACGAACTGCGCGATAGATGGTTCCAACGTCCACTGGACGGAAACGATGGAAAGGATACAAGCCATCTTCATCTGGAGCTGCTTCACGGTCATAGATAATTTCTGTCGCGAAACGTCCGAAGTTCAAACCGTTCTGGGTCTGAATGTCGATGAACTGTGCGAGAGTCATTTTATCTTGATGCTCGATGCCAGCAGTGTGTCCGCAATTCAAAAGAAGAGCTTCAAAGCGCTTCATGCGTGCGGTAGCTTTCGTGTATTGTTCTGGAGTGAGAACGTCGTAAAATTCTTTCTTAAGTGCTACCTGAACGCCAACGTCAAATCGATCCTTTTGCAAGTGACCAAAGAGAGAAAGCATGGAACCGCGAGCACGCAAAATTGCGGCAACCAAGTGGTCCTGTAAACGAATCTGCTTAAGGACTTCGTCTGGAAGAAGGCGGCGTTTGGACTTGAAGAGGCCAAGATAGTTATCGGATGGAGCCGGATTTTCGGTAAATGCTAAGCGGGGAGCGCTCTTATTTGCGCTGCCGGAAGCTTGCGCAATTGCGTACATGAGAGGACTTGCGGGATCAGCTTGCTTATAGCCAGCTTTTTCCATGGCTTCGCCGGCATCTTGACTGAGAGCAAACACCATTTTTGAAGTGGCATTCGAAATTGCGGTTGCTGCGGCTTGCTTTTCGTTATTTGGCTGATCGCTCATAATGATCCTATATCACATTACTCAGCCGACGCCAGGAAGAGGTTGGCCGTCGTAGTGCTGTTGTTTGTGATCGCCATGGAATATATCGTCCCGGAATTCATGAAAATTCCCGGTTGAGGCGTGTTTCCGAGTTGGAGTGGGGATACCTGACCGTTGAGCGATCCGTTGAGGAGTATGCTACAAATTTGGTCAGCTTCTAAGTAAACCAGAGTTTTAGCCATCGAGTAGAAGGCAATCGCTTCAGTTGTGATTGGCCCTTCGATAGGAAGGACATCGGTCGTGTAAAATTGAACGTAATTTGCAGCCACGGAAGTGACTACATAGGAGCCTTGAGTAACCGGAGAAAATCCGCCCGATATGACGAGCATGTCGCCTACCTGGACGCCTGCGGCGCTGTAAATTTGGAGTTGGGATGCGAATCCAGAGCCAAGGACAAAAGGGCCTTCTGGAACACCGAGTTCGTTGGCAACCGTGAAAGAGGTTGCTGTGACGGAGATGATTTTCTGTTCACCTTGGTTACCCGGATTGAAAAGGCTTCCTAAACGCACGAGATCGCCTACCTGGACGCCCGCGAGGTTCAAGGCGGTAGCAGAGTTGATTCCGCCCGCGAGAGTGATCATGGCACCCACAGAAGGGATCTGAGTGCCGTCGCCGCTAGTAAGCGACACAGTATTCGATGGATTTGCGGTATTCCAAGCTGCAACCAGAGTGGTAATTGAGGAAGTTCCGTCGCCGGTAAGCATGATGGAGTTTCCAGCGACGCCTGCGTGATCGGCTGTAAGTGTAATATTGGTAGTCATTCCAGCAACTTGGCCAGTAAACGAAGCGGCAACGGCAACAATTGCCGGCCCGGTAACAGTAATCAGTGGACCGTTTTGAGTCGCGGTGAGTTGAGTCGTTGCGTCAGCGCCGGTCGCGCGCGGTGTGCGGAAATTCGGCAAAGTGCCAGAAACCGCAGAAAGTTGGTAAGTATTAGAGGTCAGGGCGACAGAAGACAGGCTATATGCGGTCGTATTGTCTTGCAAAAGGGTGCGGGTACCGTTAAACATGGTGCGCGTTTCGCCCGGAGCAAGTGAAAAAGCTAAGCTTTGAGGATTTTGTACAGATAAACCATTAATTTCCCTATCCCACTTGAAATTGTTCAAACTAGGGTTATTTGACGAATTTATATCGCTGTAACTATTCAGGAAGACTAGGAAATTCAAATTTGGCATTTTATACCTCTAAAAGCTTTCCATTAAGATTAGGCTAGGACGAGTAGTAAAAGCCGCCCTTGCGACCCGTGCCAAAGGTAGGCTGCTCGCCACCGAGGAGCTGGGATACCTGATCTTTCATCTGTTCGCTGTGTTGGGAACGAATTCTAGCCTTCTCGCGCTCTTCTGGGCTATTTGGGTCTGCCGGAGGTCCCGCGCCCGTAAACTGGTCCACAAGGGGTTTGGAGGTCCCCTTGACAGGAAATAGGTTTTGCGCCACGTAGCGCATCGCATCCGCTTGGTCAGACGTGCCGGGAGTATCATCGGGTACCAGGCCAGGTTTCCCATCCGGGCCAAGTTTAAAGTGATGCTTTAGGAATGCCAGGATGACTTTTCCGTTCTCCGGGGTATTCAAAACTTTGAGATAGCGATGACCCATGGAGTCCACGATTTTCGAACGCAAGGCTTCAATACCGCCCATCACGTCTTTAGTAAATTCGGGAGATTTCATATGGTTCTTGTTGAACGATTTGATGCTCGAAGGCATAGCCTGGTCACAGAACCATTTTTCGACTTTGTATTTGTCGCGGTAAGTCATTGCAATCAAAAGTTGATCTGAGAACTCAAGGCCAGATTGAGAATAACAGTCTACGATCCAAACTTCACCGTTCGGGAGCATTGCGAAAATGACGATAACGAAATCGTGGGTATAACCCCAGTCAACTCCGGCATAGAAACGGATGCCCAAGGTTTGCATTTTGAAAAGAAGATCGATGTCGGTAATTTTGAGTTTCCCAGAAGGAGCTCCTTCCAAGGTTTGCCATGCGTATTCCAGGCTGATGACGTTTCCTTGATCGACAACGTTTTCAAATCTCGGATAAACCATCCCTTTACTGGATGGTTTCCAACACATGAGCTGCGCTTCTGCTCGGTCGGGATCGGTTTTCTTAAAAGTATTGATGACTGCGCCGACTGGCTTATAAAGTCCTTTCCTGTCGGCATCTGGGCGTTTTGCCAGCCTAGTTTTGCATACGGGAAGGAGCTTACATCCTACGCATCCGCCAAAAGCTTGTTCAACTTTTTCCCACTTATCCTG